TTGAGAAACTACCTCCTTCGCCTCCTCCTTTAAAAAGTTTAGGGTACTGTTTAATAATTCGTTTCCTAAATGATAAAAAAAAACATAAGCACCAAGGGCTACATCTAAAGGTGTGAACTTCATAAGCTCCGCAAATTCGTCTGTGCCTTCGTAATCTCTTAACTCGTAGTGATCCTTGCGTCTTGACACTATAGGACGGAATAAAACCGCCATAGCTTTGTGCATCTGCTTCCAGTCTGTAAAGTAAGTATCTAAGTCAATATACTCGCCTTGTGTTATCTTATCAAGATTAGGGATGAAACCAAACTCAACACCGTTCATCTCGAATGTTCTTTTTAGTTCATATTTACCTGTGAATAGTTGGTTAATGCGCCCAGAGATGTCTTGTACTGCTTTCTTTTCAATGAAGAGCACCTTTGCTAACTCTACATTACAAAATATCTCTAGCATCTTCTGTTTAAGGAACTCATTATGCTTATCCTCATCGAAGTTCTTTGCTACAGACTGGAAGTGTTGATACTGCCCTAAGGTTATCTCACTTAAAGAGGTTGGTACTACTATTTTTGCTTTCATATTAATATAACGTAAGAAAGCGCAAAGTGTGTTAAATAAAAAAGGGAACAACCGAAGCTGCCCCCCTTTCTAAATTTGTTGAATGTTCTTATATCTTAGTCCATCTCTCTGCATCACCAGCTGTAATGAGTTTAAAATCTTCTTTAGTGATTTCATCGGTATCATTCACTTGTACTGCATCTTTCCACCTGCAACCTGATTTCATACCTATTAAACAAACCTCATCACATGATACCTGTGCTAGAATATAACACTCCGTTACATCACTCCATACGTCCCCTGTGTAGAACCTATCTCCAATGCTGTAAATTGGTTTTTCTAGTTCTTCAATGTACTTCTTTAATTCCTCAATCTTTGCTAGTGCTTCTTTCTTGTTCATAATTATATTTTTTTTGCTAATATACAAAATATTTCCCTCTGTTTGGATTTTCTAGTTGATAAGTTACAGCGTAGCGTATCGCGTCAATAGCGTGGTTGTAGTCATCTATCGGTGTGCTAGACTTCTTCTCCATCCAAGAGTAGTTGTTAAGCTCTTTGATTAGCTCTGTACTGTCAGGGTCAACTATTAAGTCATAGTCTTGCATGAGTGTTATGCCGTGCGTAATACTTCCCTGTCCTTTTACTGCTGGAAGTATGTTAAGGCTATTAGGGTGCGCTTGCATCTCTGTGATCAGTCGAGGCTCTGCGCTATCCCCTATTATCAAACTATCACCCGCAAAGCGTCTGTTGAGTTCTACTATTTGACTTGTGGTTAAGTTGGGCTTGTAGTAGTGTAGTTTCAAATAGATACGCTTGTTATTAGTATCTACGTTCGTCTCTACTAATGTTGTAGGGTCTACAGAGAAACCGTAATCCTGTCCAAATACAGACTTGCCTACGTGCTTAAACTCTCCAATGCTCCAGTTCTCAAAGATAACACCTTCAGCTTTATCTAGCCAGCCTCCTAGTATCTGGTGTTTGTACTTCTTAGGTCTCCTCTCTCGTATCTCTTTAATCTGGTTTAAGAATGATTCGGCTAGGTTTTCCTCATTGTCTAAGTAGGTAGTATGTACGTACGTTGTGTCTCCTTTCCTGCCGTTAGTTCCCTCTTGCATTCCTTTACCCTCGAAGAATCTCTGATAAATAAAATGCTCTTTTGTGGTGGGATTCATTATCATTATAACCCTGTTATCCACCCCTTTTTGACGTACCGATAAATCAATAGTGTCAAACGTTTTCTCATCTACCAATTCTTCTGCTTCATCGAGTACCCACGTAGTTACACCCTGCAAACTCTTTAGACTTGCGACTTGATTACCCGAACTTGTCTTGATACCTCTAAATAATATCCTACTACCCGAAGCTATGTTGATTATCTCGTCTTTTGTTACCTTGAACTGTGATTGCATACCTAACAGCTCTATCTTCTCTAAGAACTCAGGGATAATGGAGATACTAGCAGAGCGCAATGTATAACGGGTGAATAGTATAACGTGCCCAGGCTGTGCAGTCATTAAACAGAGAAGCGTGTTAATAGAAAAAGACTTCCCACTACCACGCCCACCTGTTACAATGAAGTATCTACTGTCATTGTCTAGCACTAAGTACTTACTGTTAATCACCTCTCAATCGTTTTATAGCCTCATTAAAATCAAACGTACCCGACACTTCTGCCTTGATATCTTGCTCTGTCTTTTTAGGGATGAAGTATTGCATGTACTTGGATAATAAGTCTAGATACTTCTCTGGTGACTTCTCTAGTACTTTCTGGAAGGCATCCTCTATATTCTCTACCTGACCCTCTAAAGTGTTTAAGAATAGCTCTCTCGCCTCTGCTGTCTTCTTATCCTTTGAGCCTTTTGGTCTTCCCTTTATATTTCCGCTTTCTCCTTTTTTAAATGGCATAACTGTATAATATTGTTATTAACAATCCTCCTTAATATAACGTAAATATTCGTCTTTTGTTACAATCTTAACTTAACCTGAGTAGCTTCAATGCTGTCACTTTTAGAGAAGTTATCTTCTGCCCATAGTGGCTGAAGGTTTGAGTAATGGCATAGCTTTACTACTTCTTCTTCAGTCTTTGCGCTTGATAACGGTATAATATGGTCAATGTGCCACTTCCCGTAATTATCCCAATTCATGCCTTTAGTGAATTGTCTTTCTATGTGCTTCGCGACTACCTCCCATTCAACGCCTAGTATTTCTCTTGTTTTAGATTTCTTAGAATATCCTTTATCTTTAAATGCTTTTGACGTCCTGTTCCTTAAGTTGCACTTTAATTTGAATATTGGGTCTGATTGCCTTCTTTGTTTTACACGTTCGTTTATACGCCCTCTGTTCTCTTGATTCCACTGTTTGTAATATTCTTTATTGTCTTGGTAGTGTTTTTTCCTGTATTCTTCTAAATACTCCTTTTTCTCTTGACGGTACTTTTTCATACGTTTACTTATATGCTCTTTATTCTCTTGACGGTACTTTTTCATTTGTTCTTTGTTTCTTTGGCAGTGCTCTTTTCTACACTTTTTACACTGACTCCTGAATCCGTACTTACCTAGTTTCTGCTTATGAAAATCACTCAGAGGCTTCTCTTCTCCACATTTACTACACTCCTTAACAATCATCACTCATTTATGTATTTCAAATACTCATCTTTTGTGACAATCTTAACAATAGGCTCGTCTATCAAAATAAAGTTAACCATGTATCTCTTATCCTTATACTGTTTCCTAAACTCGTCCCATTCTTTTAGAGTTCTGTTTAATGGGTACTCTATTATGTAGTATTCTCTCATTACTGGCATATCTTTCTATATCGTGTACCTTGCGAAGTCTCTACCCATCCATGAGCGTTAGAGCATGGCTCTTCCTGCATCGGTGTTGTGTACTCTACTTCCCATTGTAGAGAAGGTACTTGTAATTCTTCGTGTTCTTCATAGCACTGACACTTACCTGCACTCTTGCTTTCTTTCTGGCACCCGTTAATCACGAATAATATTCCTATAAAGGAAATACTCCATACTACTGCCATTGTTACGTTCTTTAATAATTCTTTGTTCATGTGTTTTTAAATTTATGTTTTTGTTCTTCCAGGTACAAATCTACAACTCTTTTTGTCTTTTCCAAGTCCTCTATAAAAAAACCTTTCTTTCTGCACCTTGTTACTCTCTTGATTATATCAAACTCGTAAGCGTTTAAGCCTTGCTCTAGTGCAAACTTGTATAGACTTCCCTTAGTGTTATCGTAGTGCTTATCCTTCTCCATTCTGATAATATCCCATAGATACTTTAAAAGCTCTTAGGGCTTTCTCTCCTTCTCTGTACCTTTGTTTCTTCTCGCATTTAGTATAATGCTCTCTTAGTCTTGTCTTATTCATACTGTCTCGTTTATGAACCACACCCCACGCAGTCAAAATGGCTGTCCGTTGGTTTAGTTCCGGTTAACTTCATCTCAAGGTTGTGGATTTCATCACGTATAGCCATATCGCTCATCATATCACCCGTTAGCTCAGACTCTAAGCTTTTAATAGTTTCTTTTATTTCTTGTTTTCGTTCCTCTGTCATATTCTTTGCTTAATTGATTTGTTGCATTAAAGCGCAACAGATAACATTGATCTGTTGCACTATATAACACCGTTTATTTCGCTTTGTGTTTTTTTTTATAAATCCTTTAGGTAAGATTCATATAGACTTACTAAATCCTTATGTTTCTGTATTGCACAGCTTGAGCAATTCCCTGGAGGCTCATAAGTAGTTCTATAAACTCTAGCGTGTGTCTTTGCTAAGTTGATATTTTCTGAGGCTGTTAGGCGTTTCTTATCCTTAATACTCTCTATGAACTTAAACTCATCTAACGTCAACGCCTTTGGTTTACGTCTGCTAACCTTGTTCAGCCATGCTTTGCGCTTTTCGCATCCCTCGCAAGGCTCTCCCCCATTCATAAACTCAACAAAGGCTTTTACACCTGTGGCTTTTGTTACAGCTTCTACAGCGTCTCCTAATCCTTTTGGCTCTTTCATCTTCTTTGCATTATCTGCTTCGATCTGAGCTTTAGTTCTTCTTTTTCTTTTTGGCTTCTTTGATTCCATCTTGTACTATTTTTTCTGTTTTCTCTAATGATAACAATGTCCTATGCATTGCTACTATGTCATTGTTTAGTTCCTGGGTCTTTACTAAGTTTGCGCCTTCTTCTTTGGCGAACTCTTTAAATAGTGCATTTTGCAGCACATCTATCTGACCTCTAAGAAAGTTCTTGATTTCCTTCATTGTTTTTCTCTTTGTGATATTTAACCATAGACTCAAAGTCTTTATTCTTTAGCTGTAGCAATTGCTGTTCTAGCTTTCGGTTTTGATCTCTAAGCCTGTTCATTTCCATTGACATCTCTTCGATAGTCTCGTAGTATGCTTCTAGTATTCTTTTCATTTGTTTATCAATTCAAATTCTCCATTCTTGTAGTCCATGTAGTCTTCCCCTACAGATTCCTTAATTCTAGCTTTACACTCTTTTAAGTCCTTTGCAATACTCGCAGTGCTTATGCCTGTTTCTTCATGGATCTGTCTTATACTCTTTTCTGAGTATCTATAGTAATTAAACAACATTCTATCATACCAATCCCACTTTTTTACCTCTTCGTTTACTTTAGTATGTATAAGCTCTAAGGCTTTCTTGTCTGGAATATTTGTTGGTTCTTCATGTTCTTGATACGGTAACAGCTCAACGGTTGGAACGCTTCCCTTTCTCAATTTGTCTCCAAATAAGTTGTGCATGGTT